TAAATGCAGGAAACTATGAAGAAGTTCCAGCACAAATTAAAAGATGGAACAAAGCAGGTGGAAAAGTATTAGAAGGATTAGTAAGAAGAAGAGAAGCAGAAGCATTATTATTTGAAGGAAAAGATTGGTCTCATGTCTGAGATGAAAATTAAAATAGACTCTGATCTATTATTAAAAGCCGCGGCACACGCGGAAAGTAGAGGCATGACACTAGAAGAATACATTCAAGAGTTTGTTACAATGCTTAAAGAAGAAAAGTGGAAAGATGAACAAAATTAAAGCACTTTGGTCAAAAATTAAAAGTAGATTTGTTAGTCTACAAAAACTTACAGTAAGTTATAATTATACTTGGGGAGACGGAGACGACCAAGTATTTATAGTTAAAAAGTTCTTTATTACAAAAGATAACTATATTAAGTTTAGAACAGAAGATAATAAAATAGTTGAACTTCGAGGCTCAACAGGATTAAATTATAGAATAGAGGACGTATAATGCAACAGTTTTTTATAGGAATAATAGTAGTACTTGGAGGCGCTTGTTGGTGGTTATGGACAGAAAATGGAATTCTTAAAGAAAATAATATTCAACTAGAAAGTGCAGTAGCTACTCAAGAAGAAACAATCTCTACTTTACAGAATGATTTTGCACTTCAAACCTCACAATTAAATGAATTACAAGTAAAAGGTCAAGAAATTCAAAAAGAAATGAATAGATATCTTGACATTTTTAAAAGACATAATTTAACAAAATTGGCAGCAGCCAAGCCTGGTTTAATAGAACCAAAGGTTAACAAAGCAACAAAGGAAGTGTTTGATGGAATTGAAGCAGATAGTAGGGACATTGACAGTGCTGATGATGGTATCACAGTGCAGTCTCTTGCAACCAAAGAAAATAGAGGTTAGTGCAAAACCAATAGAAAGGCAAATTGCTCAGCCTGTATTGCCTAGAGAAATAGATTTAAAAGAGCCTTATTGGTATGTAGTAAGTGCTGAAAACTTAGATGAATTTCTAGCAAGAGTTGAAAAAGAGTCAGGACAAGTAGTATTTTTTGCTATGTCAGTACCTGATTATGAGTTAATGGCATACAATATGCAAGAACTAAAAAGATATATTAAAGAATTAAAACAAGTAGTAATATACTACAGAACAGTAACTACAGAAGATGTTTCAACAAATTAAAGATTATTTATCAAATTTATATCATTATAGAATTATGTCCAAAGGTGCAAAATTCTTTGATAGAAATCCCATAGTTCAAAGTCGATTTGAGGAAAACGAAGAGTGGCTTGAACATATAGAAGATAGAGTGGCTATCTTGGAGGAACATTCGCACCCTCCTAAAGACTTGTGCGAGTTCGATAGTTGGGATGCTATCGATAATAGATTTAGAAAAATCGAGGAGAAATTAGGTATTGAATACCAGCATACGGACTCTTGAGTCCCCTGTCGATAAAGTATCGGCATTTTTATTTAAGAACAACATATTACAAGAATCAGAATACGCACCTACAATGGTGCACATTGACACAATATTTATGCCTGTAAAGGATAAAGAGAATGTACCTTTGTTAGACAGCATTATGACAGCAGGTCTACAAACACCCCTCATTCTGATTAACAATACACAAGAGAATTATGATTTGGCAATAAGAGGAATAAGACCAGATCTAATTCAACCACGAGACGAAAGTAAATCTTTTCTCTGTTATGCAGGGAATCAAAGATTGACAGCAATTAAAAAATTAGGATATGATACAGTGCACTGCTTATTCGTAGAAGATATACATTGGGCACATGCAGTGCATTTAGTTTTACAAAAAGGAAAAGTAACAAATGAAAGTAGTTAGTTTCTACACAAAAGATACAAATTATGAATCTTATGCAAATAACCTGCGTGATTCAATGGATAAACATAAGGTTAGTTATAAGATTTATGAAGTAGAAAATCTCAATAGTTGGGAACTTAACTGCGGACAAAAGCCTATGATAATTAAATGGGCACTAGAGTCTACAGATGATGATATATTTTATGTAGATTCAGATGCACTATTCAAAAGACAACCAGATTGGGAAGTATTTGAAAAACAACAAGTACCTTCTTTTGCTTGGTTTGAGTGGGCAGATAAGTCTAAAATAGAATTATTAAGTGGTAGTATTTTCTTTCCAAATAATCAACTCTCTAAATTAGTAGTAGATTTATGGATAGTAGAACAAGAAAAAACTCCAGAAGAGTGGGATCAAAGAGTATTAGAACGATTAGTAAAAGAAAATAATATTCCTAATGAAAGTTTACCACTTGAATGGATAAAAGTTGAAGATTATATGAAATGGGTATCAGAACCTTATATTCAACACTACCAAGCATCAAGAACAGAAAAAAGAAAAATTAACAATCAAAATCCTCTGAATGGCGAACCTTTATGATACGCTTTTCAGAGATTAAATCAGTTTTAGAAAAGAATGTCGTAGATATTTATTTCACTAGCTTAGTGTCTGGTGAAGAAAGAATAGCTCGATGTACTTTAGATCCGACTTATTTTAGTAATAAAATAAATCAGTCGGACTCAGATAGTATTTTAGCATATAGAATCCATGATAAAAGATGGGAAGATATAAAACTTAATACTATCATAAAATATGAAATAGCCTAAAAGGCAAAGGCTCGCAAGAGCAAATGGAGAGAACTATGTTAGGGTTTTTTCAATGGGTAATCGCATGGGTTCAAGTACTACCTTGGATCGTTGCAGGAGCATCACTTATTGCTGCATTAACTCCAACTCCAGTAGATGACGGCTTAGTCAAAAAAGCCTACAAACTATTAGACTGGTGTGCTTTCAATATTGGTAAAGCAAAGGATAAATAATGGCAGAAACAGTAGATAGCAGAAACGAAGTCCAGATAGACTTAGAGAAGTATATGGCTCTAGTTGATAAACTAGATAATGCCGAAGATACTATCAAAGAGCTAAAGGAAGAGGCACAAAAAGCAAAGAATCAATTAGCACCTCCAAAGAGAAAGTTTATAGATTTATTCTTAGACGATAATGATATAAACGAAAAATCTATTATTGGTTTTATTTCTTTTGGATTAATGACAATATTTGGTCTTTGTGATCTAGTTACGGCATTTTTCGGACAAGATCTTATAATCAGTGATACGATTTATACCTCTTTCGTAGTGGTAACTCTCGGAGCCTTTGGTATCTCAGAAGCTGGCAAAGCATTTGGTAAATAAAAAATAGTTCTTGACTTTTCCTTTCATATTTTGTATAATATAAGTTATGAAAAAATTCACAGAACTAAAAAAGCAAACAAAAGATAAACCTTGTCCTTATTGTAAGTCATTTGGCTATACAGTTAAGGATTGTAAAGGTTATAAGTGTTGGGAGAGATAGATGAATTTATTCTATCTTGACGAGGACTTAGACAAAGCAGCAGAGTATCATGTTGACAAGCATATTGTTAAGATGCCACTCGAAGCAGCACAAATACTTTGCACAACAGTTTGGATAGACAAACTTTTGGGTTACGTTCCTCGCGCATTGAATGCAGAGGAGAGAGAAGTAATGAACAAAGCGAAAGCTGAAATTAAACACTTGACTCCAGAGGAACGCCCCATACCCTACCTTCCAATGATGTATAACCATCCCTGCACTATCTGGGCAAGGGAGTCATTGGACAATCATGAGTGGGTTCATTGTTATGCAAATGCTTTGAATGATGAATACCATTATCGCTATGGAAAACTACACAAATCAGTAGAACAAGTAGTAAACAAATTACCAGATCCTGTAAATCTTCCACGAGTAGGTTTTACAACTTTCGGTTTGGCAATGCCAGAAGAACTAAGAGATTATGATAATCCAATACAATCGTATCGAGATTATTATCACCTCGATAAAGCAACTTTTGCAGCATGGTCACACCGTGATAAACCTGATTGGTGGAATGAAGATTTTGCAGACTATGAAAAGAGGATTACAGCAAAGTGAGTAAGTATAAATTTAATGAAGATGTAGTAATAGATAAGTTAAAAACTTATATTGATTCTACCTATGATGCACATTATAGTATGAATAAGATACAGTCCACAGAGTTTATATTTGACGCAGAGCATGGAGAAGGTTTTTGTTTAGGAAATGTCATCAAGTATGCACAACGCTATGGAAAGAAAGATGGCAAAAACGAAAAAGATTTATTAAAAATAATACATTATACAATTATTTTATTAGGGAGTCAACTTGGCAGCAAGGATTAAAAAACACGAAAAATTAACAGAATCAAATATACAGCATGTTATTAATTTATTAGAGGCAGAAAAGCCTATAACTAAAAAAGAAGCATGTAGTATTCTTAATATCACATATAACACTACAAGGCTCAATAATATTATTGAGGAACATAAAGAAACAATAAGATATCGTGATTTAAGAAAATCACAGAATAAAGGAAAAGGAGTCACTGAAGCCGAAAAGAAGAGCATCGTGACTTATTATTTAGAAGGGGCAAACATTTCAGATATTGCAAAAGCACTCTACAGATCTCCTGCTTTTATTAAAGCAGTTATAGAAAGATTAGGTATACCACAAAAATTACCTGAATCAGATTATGAAGCAATTAGAAATGCAATGCTACCAGAACAGTGTGTATCTGAAACTTTTGAAGTTGGAGAAAGAGTTTGGGCAGTACGAAAAAACTGTGTTGCAACAATTTTAAAAGAAGATACAAGAATAAACTATGAAGAAAAGTATGGATCAAAGTATTATACTCTTTGGATTACAGAGATGGCAGAGTGCGAATCGCCCTATTTTGGCACAATTAACAATGCAGGGCATTACAGTGGATCACTCGCTTATGACTTAGGAAGTCTTAAGCATTTAAACGAATATTTATGACAGATTTTTGGCAATACTTATTAGCATTTTGGCTAGCAGGCGCATTACTTTCTATGTGGAAGATTTATTTTCCATCACTAAAAATAATAAATAAAGTAGCACCTCAGAATATATTGGCACAAAGACCAATATTATCAAGCATAATTGTTTTTAGTATATTTTTTATATTTTTACCTTTTATGGTATTAACACTATTAATTCCTGAGAGACTTGAAAAGTTTGCCAATGGATTTGTCAAAGGCGCATTAGGAGATAATAATGGAGACAGAAAAAATTAAGTTAGAAGAAAATTGGGATCATGATCCCGAAGTAGAAGCATCTTACTACGCCTCTGATAGAAAACTAAAAGAGGATGGTCAAGATTCTTATGACCCAGAGCTAGATTAATGGCATACAGTAAAGAAGTAGTAGAAAGATTTGAAGGAGTATTAAATAGTCCTGAACAGTTTTCAGTAGGACGATTTGATCCTAAAGACCCAACAGTAGCAACTGGATTAACAGGCGCTCCTGCTTGTGGTGATGTAATGAAACTACAATTAAAATTAAATCCAGACACAGACATCATAGAAGATGTTAAGTTTAAAACTTATGGTTGTGGTTCTGCTATAGCAAGTTCTACTATGTTTGTTGAAATGTTAAAAGGATTAACAATAGAAGAAGCCAAACAAATAAAAGACAAAGATATTGCAGAAGCATTACAGCTGCCTGCAATAAAAATTCATTGTTCAGTCTTAGCAGAAGATGCAATTAAAAAAGCAATAGAAGATTGGCAAAATAAAAAACACGAGTTATACTGGGACTCCGATTTCGAGGAACAGTGTAGAGAAATTTATGGGGATAGTATGCCCGACTTACCAGAGGAAAGATAAATGAATCACTTACTAGAAGCGTTAATTAAAAAACTAGAAGGAGAAATTGCAGTAGCACTTGCAAATATTAGAGTGTATGAGAGATCTGCGGCAGGTATTGGAGAACATCCAGAGATTGTTGAAGCCATTGAAACTCAACTAGAAAAAGTTGCTAATGCAGAAGAAAAGATTGAAATGATTATCAAGTATTTTTCAAAGTAGGAAGTCCTATTAGTTACCGAAAAATAAATCTTGACAAATGGTTTCAAATTTCTTATAATATAATTATATTAAGGAAATGAGTTATTGAGCGATAGATATTACAATCAAATGGTAGCAAAGACTGGATGGGCACCTGGCTATCGTAATACTTTCTCTCTTGACGAATACAAACAAAATTTTAACTTTAGGAGAAAACGAATGGCTTGGACAGATGAAAGCAAGCAAGAAGCAATTGAAATGTATCAGGATAGTGAGCCTACTCCTGAAACCTCAATGGAGATTGTAAAAGAAATCGCTGAACATTTAGGTGAATCACCTAACGGCGTAAGAATGATATTAACAAAAGCAGGTGTTTATGTAAGAAAAACCCCAGCAGCTAGATCCTCTTCAGGTGGTGGCTCAACTGGTGGTGGCAGAGTTTCTGTTTCAGATGCTCAAGACAGACTTACATCTGTATTAAGTGATGCAGGTCAAGAAGTTGACGCAGCAATCATCTCTAAACTTACAGGTAAAGCAGCTGTTTACTTTGCAAATATCGTAGAAGCTCTAAACAATTAGTGTAAATTAATCATTGACCAAGGCAGGTGACTGCCTTGGTTTTTTGCATCCTTAAAAAGTAACCTCTGCAATTTAGCAATACAAAAGAGTTTTCGTTAGACTAAATTGGAGGAAACATGAAAAAGGAAGAGTTCAAAAAGAGACTCGACGAAGCTGGTGATGCTATTATCACTTACAGAAGTCAAAACTCAAGAAAATTAAAATATAATGTTTGCACTAGAGACTTTTCTACCAAGTATATACAAGAGAAAAGAAATAGAGCAAAAGAAACAAACAATACAGTACTACTCTTTTGTTGGGATACAGATTCCTATAGGATTCTTGTACCTGATAATGTAACGAGTATAGTACCTCTCAACCGAGTGATTAAGAATGATTGACCTTAACACTCCCGCTATTTACGAAAAAGTAATACAAGAAACTGAGCACGAACAGGTGCGTCTTATGGTCTCTACTTTTAGAGATGTCGAGTATATATCCCTTAGAAAATATTATTTAGATTTTGATGAAGAATGGCAACCTAGTCGAGAAGGTATTTCTATGCCTATAGATTTTGATAACAGTAGAAATCTATTTCAAGGTTTAGTAGAAATTATATCACTTGCAGAAAGTAAGAGTATTTTAGAGGATGAATTTAAAGAATTATTAGATGAAATATATCTATGATAGTTTCTGATAAACATAAATTTATTTATATTGATGTTCCAAAAACAGCAAGTGTAACTTTGGATTCAATTTTTACAGAGCATTGTGCTGGGTATTTACAGAGACCTCCAATACAAAGTAACCTGACAAATAAACATTGTCGTA